TTTCTGATATAAACTTTTCTTTTTCTGTCATTATTTTCCTAATCCTAATTGTACTATTAAATCATCTTCATATTCAGGTTCTATTTCTCTTGATAATAGAGTATCAAACATAGGACCAAACTTAGGTGTTTCTGCAATAATTTTATTTGCTTCTTGCCTAAGTGCTGCTCTTACTCCTGCATAGTCTTTACCTGTTTTCCAAATAGTTTCTGACTTACCTGCACTAACAAAAGCATCAATAACTTGTTGTCTAATAGCTAAATACTTTTTAGCTGCTTGTATTGTTTCAAAACTTTGTAGTTCTGGGTCATTAGTCATTTTAACTAACTGGTCTATCTGTTGTTCTATAGTTGGTTTATTAGGAGAACCTACAATACCTGGCTGTCCATAACCCCAATATCTTTCTTCTAATTCTTTTTTCTTTGCATCTCTCAATGCTTTAGCTGGTGCTGTATTGTTACCAACTATATTTATTGCTCTCTCGTATTGTTCTAGTGCAACTGATCCTAATAATTTGTTTTTAGCTATAGCCCATTGTTCTGGTGTTCTATATACTCTTGCACCTTCTAACAAAGATTTTTTATAAGCATCAAAAGAAAACTCTGAATAACTTGGTGGTGGTTCTAAGTACCACGCAACTAATGGATATTTTTCGTATAGTTCCATATTTTCTTTCATCCAGTTTGCACCTTCTACAGTTGTTGGGTATTTTTCTATAGATATAGTTTTAGATACTGTAAGAGGTAGTGGGTTGATACCATATGTTTCTACAAATATTCTTGTGGCTTCTCCATCATCATAATTTACAGATTCTTTAATTTTTCTATATTCATCAGCTAATGTTTCAAACATAAAATAATCTAAGTTTTTATCTGTTAATTCAAATATAGGAGAAGCTGCACCAGCAGGTCCTATAAATTGTGATACTGCTCTAAATAAAAATATTTGTTTAGCTGCATCAGTTGCTATCTGCATACCCTCTTTAGCTTTTTCCTCTGTACTGTCATCAATAACACCTGCATATAACAATGCCTTGTATGTATCTATAACAGTATTACCAAATGCACCTTGTGCGTTTTCTCCTTGATTAAATATAAGTTTTATAAATTTATCTGCCCAAGCAGGTTTAAGACCTAATGCTTTAGTCCACTCATCTTTGTTATTAACATCTAATGGTGGAAACTCACCAAATAATATTTTGTTTACTAATCCTTCTTCTGGAAAGTTTTTAAATATAAAAGAAGCAGGTATCTGTACAACAGGTCCAAAACCAGGTAAAAGTCCTGCTGCTATGTTTATGCTTTCTGCATACACAGGCATATTTACTCGCACATCTTGATTAGGTGCATCTTTAAACATCCAATCTTGTAACAATCCTGTGCCTGGATAATTAAATACTACTTGTCCATTAATAGGGTTTTTATAAAATATACCTTTACCTGTTGGTCCAAACGCATCATTCTCTTGTGCTGCACCATCCCATATAGTTCCTGTTCTTGCAGCAACTTGTGGATTAGCTTTCATAATACCTAACCAAGTAGTTAGCACCTCTTGATAAGCATTACCGAATGGAAATAACCAACGACTTGTTTCCCAAAATCTTCTTTGTTCGGTTATGTCATACAATAATTTTTTAGTCTGATCTACACCAAAACCTTTAGCCATTCGCTCTATAAGTTCTGCATCATCAATACCATTTTCTCCACCTGATGTAATTTTTTTCATACGCTCTATAGTTTTTTTATTAAGTCCTGCTTTTTCTGCACCTGCTATAATTTTTTGTTTTACACTTTCAGAACTAATAGATATAAGTTCCTCTGATTTTTTCCAATAAGATGATTTAAACACAGGTATTCGTGACATAGTGTTAGTTGGTTGTGTCATAAACCAACTAAATAAGTTTTCTGTTATCTTGTCATAAAAACCTTTAGGTACTGATATAGGTTCTGCAAGGTAATCTACTGTGTCTGGTAATACACCTTCTCCACCAAATTTATCTAAGTATTCTTTTCTTACTGCTTCTTCGTATTTATCAACATCCTTTTGTAATTTTTTAGCTTGTTTTGGTAATAATGCACCTTGTTGTAATAACTCTAAATCTGATTGTTTAGCACCAATATTTCTAGCAGTATCTAAATTAATTGTTTCGCCTTTTGCATTTTTAAACTTTCCAGTAATTACTACATTGTATAAATCTGCATTTATACTTTTACCATCATTAGAAAGAAAACCTTTTAGGTTATTTCTAAGTCCTTCTACAAATGTTGCGATAGCTTCATCATATTCTTTTTTAGTTAAACCATTTCTATTTTGTAATATTTTTAATAGGTTGCTATTACCTGCTGTAAGGTTTAACATAGCTTCTCTATATTCGTTACCTTCTGTTTTAAGTGCTGTAGTAAGTTCTACAAATCCTTTAGCAGGATCATCAGACAATTCTATTGATGCAACTTTTTTACTTAATGTATCTGACCTTAGCAAGTTAATTACACGCCATTGTCCTAATCCCCATTGTTCTATGTTCTGTAATCTGTTAGCAGGTATGTACTTAATCTTGTTATCTAAAATAACCCTATTGCCTTCTTTTAATACTGATTTACTTACTCTGCCTGTTGCAGATTCAGATATACCTAATTTAAAAGCAGTTGTATCTAACCAACCTTCTTTTGCATAACTTCCTCTTACACCAATACTGTCATCAAAAATTCTAGCAAGTAGTCCTATTGGGTGGTCTAACACACCTAACGCACCATTTGCTACAGCTCTTAATTGTTCCTCTGCTATAACTCGTACAGTCCAAGCAGGTCTAAGTAACACTAAAGGTTTAAATATAGTTCCTACATAAGTATCTAATGCTCTACCAACTGCTGATTCACCAACAATGCCTAACGCATCTCTGTATCTACCATTAAAACTTTTATCTAGCTTATTTGTTAATTTAATTACTTGACTAGGATTTTGTAATTTTAAATCTTGTGTTAATGCAGATTCTAAAACATTTTTAGAAAATGTTGTCTTAGCTATTTCATCTATTTGCTCATCTGTTAATTTACTAAACTCTGGGTGTTTTTTCATAAACCCTGCAAATTGATCCCACACACCACCAAACTTATTTAGTATTGGTAATGTCTGTTGTGCATCATCTTGTTCTTTTAATACTTTTTGTAACACAGTAAATACATTATCAACTAACTTACTATTATCTTCTGTAAGTTTTCCTGCTGTTTCTAATTCGTTTTTATATATTGTTCGTAAATCAGAAAAATCATCTATAACTCTATTGACTATTGCAGAACCTCTACGAGCAGGATTTTTAGTTTCTAGTTCTCCTAACTCTACTATCATATCTTTTACTCTTTGACTGCGATTAGTTATTTCTCCTGCTGGGTCTAATAGTTTAAGAAACTTTACATACTCAACAATTAATTTATCAGGATTGTTTGCACTTAACTTTGTTGTGTATTGTGGACCAAAGTAATCATTTAATGCCCTTCTAAATGTTCCTACCTTTTGTACTTTAGGCAACATACCTTCAGTTCCAACAGCAAGTATTCTAGGTGTTAGTATATTTTTTACTGCTGCAATAGCTGCTTGTTCATCTAATCCATCAGCTAAATTAAATAACTCATCTGCAAATTTTGCAAAATCATCAGAAAGTGCTTCATCTTTTACGACAAATTGATTTACTAATTTAAAATTAGATTTAAGTAATATCTCATCTGGTTTGTTTCTATTGTCGTACAAAAACTTAGCTAATACATCTCCTTGTTTACTATCAATAAATTGTTTAGCAGAAGTTTTACTAAAAGACTTTCTAACAAATCCATCTAATAAACCTGTTGCTGCTTTACCTTCATCTGTAAGAGTTAGCATACTTCTACCTGCTCTTACAGTTTTAACTGCTTTACCTGCCCAGAAAGTAGGGTCAAGTAAGTTAAGACCTAAATCAACAAGACCTGTTAAGAAATCATATGCTCTATCTTCAGGACCTGCAATAAACTCTAGTGGTTTAAACAACACACGCCCAGGTGTCATATGTGGACTTTTACCTCTTGCAATTAACGCAGCAGCTCTATCACCATCAAACTGTGCTACTTTTTCTTGTTCAAATACTTTGTCAAATACATTAACTCCAAGAGATGCAGCAGCAATTTGTCTTGCTCTAATTGGGTCTGCACCTTTGTCTATTAAATCTCTATATGTCTGTGTTTTTTCAGGATCAGTAGATTGAAATAAAGCTGTACCTAAATCAATCTTTTGTCCTTTTTCTTTTGCTTCTCTCCAATATGCAAATGGTTCTATCTGTGCTTTTTTATATGCTTCAGAAAATGTTGCACCTTGTTGTACTAATCCTATAGTTCTTATAGGTTCTGCTATAACATTTTCATATAATGATCTAACACCTAGCAATCCACCTTTAACAGCTAACTCTGCAAATCCACCTGTATCTGGATTAACATTAAACTGCTCAAACACAGCATTTTTTATTGCACCATAAGTTTTTTCTTTAGCCTTACTAAAAAAATCTGTAAGACCATCTACAAAAGAATTATCTGCTTGTTGTTTAGTTGCTTGAACTAATACAGAACCAGGCACATTAGCACTTTGTTGTTGTATAGCACTAAGTCTATTTGCTTCTTCTGGTGTAACCATTAGATGTATTCTAGTAAGCTGTCATCTCCTGTTTCCAGCCAACTGTTGTATATAAAATCTCTTACTTCTTCAGCTTTCAATACTTGTTGTTGTGGTTGAGGATTTATACCTGGACCAAAAGGTAATCCTGCTGTAACAGGTTCTGATGGTCTTTGTGTTTCTGCAAATATATCCATTTGTGGCATAGGTCTTGCAACGCTAGGTTGTGCCTGTGGCATTGTAGCTTTTGGTAATGGTGCTGCTTGTTGTTGTTCTGTTAATGCTTTTTGTTCTCCATAATCAACACCAGGTATTCTACGAACTGCTTGTGTTGTATCTTGTGTGTTAGGTGGTGCATACATTACATTTGCATTTCTATTTGTTACACCTTTATTACTAGAACTCCTCGTTGCCATCTTGCTCCTCATCATCATAAAACATAAAAGTAGAACTTATAATCATATATCCAAAAGGAAAAGCTAAAGGTGGCATTTGATTTCTAAACATTCTTGGTTGTAATGTTTCTGCTTCAAGCAATATATCATCTCCAACTTCATCTACATCTCCAAGTGAGTTATGTACTATTTCTGCAAATTCTCCGTTAAATGACATTATCCACCCATACCTTGTAGTAATTGTGCTATGCCTGGTGGTGGACCTTGTGGTGGTAAGGTCGCACCCCCAAGCAAATCTTGTTCTGCTTGTGGTATTTCAGGTTGTGCTGCTGTATAAAATTTATCTAATATACTTTGCATATCATCAGGTTTTTTTCTTATCTGTATAACAGCCATAGTAGCTTTAGGATCGCCCTGTTGTGCCTGTGCTAACAAAGAATCAAACAATACTTTTTCTGCTTTTTCTTTTGTAATTCTGCTGTTTACAGTTGTGAGGTTATCTAAACCATCTAGGTTTTCTTGTAATGTCTGTGTGTCTATGATACCTGCCTGTAGTAGTTGCAGCCCTGTTACTATTTTTTGTGGCTCATCATATCCAGCCATAGCACCATATACTCTGCGTGTCTTGTATGCACCTTGTATATCTACACTTGGGTCATACTTTTCACTAAAAAATTGATTATTGTAATAACCTGATAAATCTTTTGACTTACCACCATACATTTTCTGATCCCACTCTAATCTTTTGCTATCAATCATCTCTATAGCATCTGCCATAACTGTATGATATTCTCTAATCATAAGCGACATACTTGCACCTAATTCTTCTAATCCTCTACCTGTTGCAAAACTAAGTGGAGATTGTGAATCATCAGATACAGGATAAGAGCCACCAACACGAAGTTGTCTTTCTATTCTGTCTATTTGTTGAAATATCTGATATGGAACATTAGATGCAGGTTTACTGACTTGTGTACCTGGAGCTAAATAGTTTACAGCAAATCTACCTTTACGATACTGTCCTGATTCTATCTCTCCTGATATGTTTGTTTCTGTAAATACTGCATCTTCCATAGCTATTATTGACATCACATTAATCTTTGCCATAGAAGCCATAAGTCCTATGATTTGGTCATACTGTCCTTGCATTCTGTCAAAAGCAAATTTCTTTGCAATAACAAAAGCAGGTCCACTATCTAGTGGGTTTGGTATGAAGTCAAGAATAGTTGCAGAAGTCATATGGAATATGTATGTACCTTCTTCGTTATAATACTCTGCTATTAAATCACCTTCGCCATTTGAATTTGCCCAAGAGCCATTGTAAGAATCTGTGTAAGCAGAAGCATAAGCATTACCTATACCTAGTGTGTTAGTTTCATATCCATCTTTAGCCATAATTTTTTCTGCAAACTTTGGATATACTTTTGCAAGTGATTCTTTAGGTACTCTACGAACAATAGCCATTTCTTTTGGTTGTTGGTCTGCACCGAAGTAACCAGGAAAACAGTTGTAAGGATCACGAAGTTCAGCACAAGGATATGG